TGGGCATGGACCAACGGGTTTTCAACTCATTGTGGACTGCTAAAATCCACGGACCAAGGATGACATTCAATTCTGAACTGACACCCTGGATGAGCCGGGGATGGAAATCTTCAGACATCAACTTTTTCTCCACTTTCACGAAAGACTTGCGTCTAGCTAGGACGTAAATCTCAGCTCGTGTCAACACAGAAGCAGATTCCTTCACGCTAAGGTGCTGTTTCTGTCTTGCAGGTGGAAAACGTGAATTCCAGTGTTCAAAAGAGCAGGATGGGATACTTACCCGCTCTCCGAACAAATCTACCATGTGACTCAGCACAAACGCACGAAACCCATCCCATCCCGCATGTGGCAAAGCGGGTGGGATGGCCCTCGTCGTAACAGCAACCAACTCATTGTGTAAGTTGGCAGAGGCTGCACCGGGTAGGTGTTCTACGAACACTGGTCCATAAATATGTAATGCCTTGTCAGCTCCGTGATTCAACCTACTTCGTATCGTAACCGACTTCACCAGTAACGGCTGAGCTGGAGTCGTCAGAGACATGAGCACTCTAGGCATAACAACCATTGGTAATGAATTGTACGTCCTCACTAACAGAGAGCAAAGGTCATGAAATACGATACTTAAAAATAGAAATGGAATCCGAAACAGATAGAGCACTAGGCCCCTAAATAGGCGGCTAGCACCAGAAGCAGATGGAACTGCTCCTAACTCAGCCCCGAGGTACAACCACAAATTCCCATTAGCATTGTGGCATCTCATGGCGCTGAGGGTGCGTTGACCGGCTAAATTAATAGCGTAAGCAACAATCATCGCACTATTATCAAGGAGATCCTTACTACCCATCACACCGAAAGTACGAACTTTGAGGGCAAGCTCATTGTTCAACTGTCGTAAGAGATGGATATCCGGAACCTTGAATTGCGAAAGCAACACTAGGTGTGTTAACAAAGAGTAAGGTACAGCTACGTTACTGTTGGGCAGTAACAACTCATTGTCAAACAGTTGTGCACCATCCGTTAGTTTGGTACTATGGGCACTACCTAGCAAATGTGCGAGATCGCTCCTATAGGGGCTATCATGTAAGATCCTTCCGGGCACTGACTTGAAGTGGATTACATCTGAATGTCCAACAGATGCAATCTTCTTCCAGACAAGAGTCCGGAAACCAGTTAGTGTACACATTACGCGTGCATTTCCATCACGCAACCACAGCATGTTGTCATGCACGTAGGTCGCAAGGTCGTGTTTCAGCAACATATCGACCTTAGACCCACTGAGTTGATAAACGGCCTCAGAATACATAGTATCCCTTGGTTTATCAAAACGATGAACAACAGCTACCAAATCTCCCCTACGATAACAAAGTGTTGCTATATCGTGGACAGTAAGGTAATAAGCGGAGTGTACAGCTAACAAGTACGCTCGATCCTCCACACAATTACATTGCTGAACTTTATGATGGCATTTCGACACCTGCAAACCTTTGCAGCAGTCTATAGTGCGATCACCCCGGAAACTGTCGAAGGCAGACAGCCTGGGCATGCAACAATGAATTCTA